GAAAAGTTGTTTTGCTTTCCTTCCCTAGATATCAGGGTGACTTTATTTCACAAAGGTATGAATCAGTTATTGCAGATAAAGAAACAATTGAACGAACACATACATTTATAATGAACGAAGACTTGCCCCACACTGACCCAGGAAATCAATTTCAAATTTCGTGGGACGAAGATAATATTCTTCAATACAAAATTCCAAGGGTATACGCATTCAAAAGACCTACATGGGAAGTAAATCCAACCCGTAAGATAGAAGACTTTAAACTAGCATTCTATACTGACCTTGGTGATGCAATGATGCGCTTTGCCTGTATGCCAACATACTCATCTGATGCTTTCTTTAAGCAAATTGACAAGGTTGAGAAGTGCATGAACACTAGAAACCCAATAGATTCATTTAGAAGGTTTGACGAAACATTTGTACCAGATCCAGAAAAAACATACTACATCCATGCTGACCTTGCACAAAAGCACGATAAGTGTGCAGTTGCTATTGCTCACGTAGATAAGTGGGTAAATATTCAGGTAATTAAAGACTACGAACAAGTAGCACCAATTGTAGTAGTAGATGCAGTAGCATGGTGGGAGCCAAGAGCAGAAGGCCCAGTTAATCTATCTGAAGTCAAGCAATGGATTATGAACTTGCGTAGACAAGGTTTTAATATTGGAATGGTTTCTTTTGACCGTTGGCAGTCATTTGATATTCAAAATGAGTTGCAGGCTGTTGGAATTAGAACTGAGACGGTCTCTGTTGCCAAGAAACACTACGAAGATCTTGCTATGATGATTTATGAAGAGCGTGTTTCTATTCCAAGAATCCCTATCCTGTTAGAAGAAATGTCAGAACTTAAAATTATGAAGGGCAATCGTGTTGATCACCCCCGTAAAAAATCTAAGGACTTAGCAGATGCCGTAACTGGTGCGGTATTTGGAGCAATATCACATACACCAAAGAATAATAATACAGAAATAGAAGTCCATACATGGTCTACTTCAGCACGACTTGCGGAGAAAGACAGGGGTGTGGTAGAATTAGATAATCGGAAAATGCCTGACGATGTTAGGGATTTTTTGGATGGGTTTAATTTAATTTAATATTCTGGTCAAAGTATCAGATAAAACTAACAAGGAGAAAGAATGAATTCATTTAAGAAACTCGCTCTTGCCATGGTTGCAGCCATGACATTGGGCACAATGGTAGCAACGCCTGCAAACGCTGCTGTAATGACAGTTGCAGTAACTCTTGGAACTACAAATACAGACAAGTCATCCGCTTCAGCAATTGCTACGCCTGCATCATTGCCAGTCCCCGCAGACAACACAATTGACGTTGCTGACGCACTAAAGTTCGTTGCAACAGTTGACACAGGAACAGTAGTTTCTGTAGTAGCAACAAACGCAACAATCGTGTCTGCACTACACACATCTGCTGCACCAGTAGCAGCAACATCAGGATCATCATCTCTGACAGTTGCAACTGGTACAGGAACAACAGCAACATTTTATGTCTACACAAAGACAACAGCCATTGGTACAGTTGTAATCACTAATGGTGGAACAACTCTTACTTACTACGTACAGGGTACTGCTGGTTTAATTAATAACCTAACAGTTTCTGCTCCAGCATCTGGTGCTGCAGGAACAAAGCAGGATATTCTAGTCACAGCAACAGACGTATTTGGAAACAAGGTTTCTGCTAAGTCTCTTACTGCAACAGTATTTGCTGCTACAGCAACACTAGATTCAGCAACAGCAACAACTGGCGCTACACTTTCAGACTTTGGAGTTGCAAAGTTTACCGCAACACTTCCAACAACTGGAACACGAGCACTAATTATGTTTGCTCCAACTACATCAACTGACGCAAATTCAGCAGATGTCGTTGGCCTAACTGCTCGCACACTTGCACCATTTGCTGAGGTAACAGTTCGTGATCTAGTATCAGAACTTGCAGCACAAACTGCTGCTAAGGATGCAGCACTTGCTGCTAAGGCAATCTCAGATGCTGCAGTCGTAAAGGCTGCTTCAGATGCTGTTGCTGCTAAGGCTGCTTCAGATGCTGCTCTCGCAGCAGAGAAGGCTGCTTCTGCAACTGCACTTGCTGCCGAGAAGGCTGCTTCTGCTAAGGCACTTGCTGATGCAAAGGCTGCTTCAGATGCAGTTGTCCTTGCCAAGGATGCAACTATCGCTAAGTTAACAGCAGACAATGCTGCTGCACTTAAGTCAATTAAGGATGCTTTCAATTCACTTGCAAAGAAGTGGAATGCAAAGAATCCAAAGGCTAAGGTTACTTACGTCAAGTAATTAGTCCAACAATTAGGGGAGCCATTAATTTGGCTCCCTTTTTTGTTATATTGTTATGTCTGATTGAATAATTTGATATAATAAGCAGGAGGAGAGTCCACCACTTGAATAAACTCTTGCGTATATTTACAGTTATTTTACTTGCTTTCGGATGGTTATTTATAGCACCAACAGAGGCTAATTCAGACGACCCACTAACAGTTGCAGCCCAACAAATTGAAGAACTTAACAATAGCGTAAGTGATCTTGGATATCAGGATGAATTTATATCCTTAATTGAAGAAGCAGAAGATAAGTACGATATTGCGGTATCTGCACAATCAACCCAGTCTCAAACCTCTGATCTATATGACAACTCTCTTGACCTAAAAGCCACGGCACTTGAAGAAAAAGACTTAGCCCAATCAGCAGTAGATGAACAAACAGAAGAGGTAGCCACTGCTTTAGAACATAAGAATGATGCCTACGATGCACTTGGAGTAGCCAACATTAATCTTTCAAACGCTCAGCAAGCATTAGACAGTGCTGGTTCTGCTGGTTTGGCATACGATGTTTATAGTTTAATCAGGGTTGATGGCCTTGCAGCCACAGATGAATTCTTATGTAGTGGAACACTAAATGGAAACTATATGACTCGCCCAGTTTGTGGTAATAGATATGAAAACTTTATAGTTAAATTTACTGGACAGATAACTGTACCATCATGGTTTACGCAAGCATACTTTGCAGGATATACAGATGATGGTTTTAGAATGTATATTGATGGATCATTGGCCATAGATAACTGGGTAGAGCAAGGAACAACTTGGAGTAATTATTCTCCAGTATATGATGTAACAAGTGACAAGGTTTTTGATGTAGAAATTTGGTGGTATAACGGCGGAGGAGTAGGTTCCTACCTTCTTGGCTGGGGAATCCCTGGAGGGTGGACTAGTGCAGGATGTGACTATTCTGGAAGCCCAAGAGTATGGGGACAAAACTTTAGTTGTAATCTAAATACATTTTCTCATGGATCTGGAGCAACCCAAGAACAAACCAATGACTACAACAATGCCCTTTCTGCAAAAAACTCAGCCCAAGATGTATATAATGATAAATTAAATGTTTATAACCAAGCAGTATCAACACTTAATGGTTACAATCAAACACTAACTAATAAAACAAATGAATATAACAACGCAGTTTTAAATGTTGCAACGGCATTGCAAAATAAAAATAATGCTGAAGATGGATACGAGCAAGCAATTAATAATCTCAATAGTGCAATTGATAACGCATGGCGTTACTATGACGAACAATCACAAAGAGAAATTCAATCTGCCATTGCTCAAGCAGCAGCGAATGCTGCAGCCAATCAGCCTACCCCAGAGCCAAGTCCTGAACCAACTGCTGAAGAGCCACCTACTCCTGAGCCAAGTCCAGAGCCAACACCAGAAGAGCCTCCTACACCAGAACCAAGCCCTGAACCAACACCAGAAGAGCCTCCTACACCAGAGCCTTCTCCAGAGCCTACAGTGGACCCTACAGACCAGCCTACACCTGAACCTACCCCAGAGGAACCACCAACTCCTGAACCTACCCCAGAACCAACTGAAGAGCCTGCTCCTGAACCATCTCCAGAACCTGGACCAGATCCAAAGCCAGAAGAGAACCCTTGGAATGAACCAGATGTAGAAATTACTGATGAAGTCTTATCAGCACTTGTTCCTGAAAAAGGAACGGGAACAGAAGAAGATCTATCTAATGTTATTGCTAACCTTACAAGCATTGATAATAAGTTAGTTACTCTTTCCCCTGAACAAGTAACAGCAGTTAGCCAAACACTCAGGGCCCTGACTCAAGAAGCAAAGGCTGAGGTTGCACAAGACCTTGGTATTAAGCCTTCAGAAGTTGCACAGATTGCACAACAAATGAAATCTAACCCAGCACTTGCAGAAGCGTTTGTTGAGTTTTCAGATAGAGAAGCAGAGGCAGGAGAAACTGCAATGCCATTTACATTAGCAGATGCAGTAACAGAAGTACAAACAGAAGCATTTTTAGCAGACCCACTTGGAGCAGTATTTGCGGTGGACCCAGTAGAACTTTTATCTAATTTCTCTGAGTTAGGTATGGACATGACAGATGATCAGAGAGAGAAAGCGCAAGAAGTAATTGTCCCAGTGATCATCGTATCACAAATTGCAGGGGCAGTAATAAGGAGGAACAAATGAAAATAATCAACAAAGCCATTAATCTAATAGGCAAAATGCTCAAAGGGTTAATCAAATGGTTTAAAGATGCAGGAATGGAATTAATTGCACAAGCATTCACCCTCCTTGGCTTCTTTATTGCATGGCTAACTTTAACAGGATCAGCAAGAGACATTGTAGGTATTGCAGTATTAGCAACCACAATAATCTGGCTAATCACAATACCACTACGAAAGGAAAAATAAAATGGCAGTTAAAAAAGTAGTAGAACCCCCAAAGAAAGAACACCCACAGAAAGCAATAACAAATATCTTAATGAGAATTCTTGCGGTATTCGCAGCATCAGGACTATCAGTCTTGGGAGCAGGAGCAGTAGTAGGAATTGATACTATGCAGGCTGTATTCTTAGCAGGACTATTAGGAGTAGCAACAGTTATAGAAAGACTGGCTAGGGCTTTTTTGGACGATGGAAGACTCACATTGGCAGAAATCAATGATGCGTTTAAATCAGTAGACAAAAAGGCTAATTAGTTATAATTTAGACCTTGCTTGACACCCCTCCTGGGGCAATGGTATACTTAAATGTACCTAATCTGGGAGGGGTTTGTCATGACTTGCATCGCTGTTGTTCGCCATGAAGATAAAGTTTATATGGCTGGGGATCGTGGAGCATCAGATGATGGAACCATTCTAGCACTTGAAGCACCAAAGGTTTGGAAGATAGGTCCATATCTTATTGGATATGCTGGAGCAATGGACGGAGAAAGAATCCGTTATAACTTTAAACCAACTGCACCTAACATTAAAGATACAGATAGGTTTATGCAAACCAAGTTTGTTAAAGAACTAAAAGAATTCTATAATGAGTTCTGGGTAGACACATCTAAAGATGGAGACCTTGGTTTAATTATCTGTGTTCGTGGACAAATCTATGAGCATAGTTCTGCAGACATGTCTTTATCTAAATATACCCTGCCATATTTGGCTATGGGTTCTGGAGCAGAGTATGCTTACGGTGTTTTATATGCAACAGATAAACAAAAAAATGCAAGGAATAGAGTAATGCAAGCAGTAAATGCTGCAATTAAGTTTAACCCATCATGCATGGGGCCAGTTGACGTAGTAAGCCTTTAGGAGTATACTTATAATATGTCAGAAGAGTGGGAAGAAATTTTAAATAATATGCAAGACAAAGACTCCGACTATAGAGAGTTTGAGATTTGGCTTGAAAACGGAATTGAACGGGGATGGGTGACTGAACCGTTCTGTAATACTCATGAGGGTGATCCCTATATGAATGAAGAAGAGCAACAAGAATGGGAAGAGGGCGGAGACCCTTGCCAAGTAGTAATTAAAATCAAAGAAAACTAACAGGGAGAAATAATGAAAAAAGTAGCGGTGGGACTTGTAGCGGTATTAAGTTTAGTATTCCTACAACCAGTACATGCAGAACCAAGCAAGTCAATTGTTATTATTGATACAGCAATTGACTCATCTATTCCACAAGTAAAGGCAAAGTTGGTACAAGAGGTTTGTATTCTTGATCGTATGCTTTGTCCTAATGGAACTAAGTTTCAAGAAGGTGTTGGAGCAGCAACTCTTCCATCTTCACAGGCATTAGTTAAAGGGTTTGAGCACGGAACCTATATGACTTTGATTGCTAATAAAGTAAATCCAGATGTCAATATTATTTTTATACGCATTGTTGGTATGAAAAGCGATGGCAGTAGAGACACCTACAATGTTTTT